ACTAGACGGAATGCAACCTGCATCAACTAATACTGCTTCAACTGTTGTATCACGAGACGCAAGCGGTAACTTTAGCGCAGGTACAATCACTGCTACTGCCACAGCAGCACAATATGCTGACTTAGCAGAAAAATATACAACCGTTAATGGAGATTTACCAGCAGGAACAGCAGTTGCAGTAGGTGTACATGATAACTACGAAGTTACTCCAGCAAGTGCAAGTGATTTTTGTATAGGTGTTGTATCAACTGACCCTGCGTATATGATGAACAGCGAAGCAGACGGGCAATATATTGGTCTTAAAGGGCGCCTGCCTGTTAGAGTAATTGGACCAGTTTCTAAAGGGCAAGCTGTTTATGCATACACTAATGGAGTATGTAGAACTATTAGTACTAATGCACTAGTAGGAATTGCATTAGAAAGTAATAGCAATGAAGAAGAAAAATTAGTAGAATGTGTATTGAAAGTATAAAATGAAAAGTATAACATTTAATCGTAAAAGTACGATACAGCCTCTTTATAGCAAGGACTACCAGGGTGAATGGATTAATGTCTCAATGGGAGATGGTGTAGCAGATCGCCGATTTATTCGTCCTAAGATTACTTTTACAAATCCAAGCGGAAATGCAATTTGTTTAGGCAATGGCAAAAGTAGAGCTGATTATAGTCTTAAGAAAATAGAAAATAATAATAGTCTTAAAATTTTAAGATATTATAATGTGATTTATGGATGCAATGGTATTTATAGAGAATGGCAACCAGATTTTTTACTATCTACTCATCATCTTTTAACCGCCCAAATGCCCAAGAACTTACATGAAATAACTTACGCATATCAAGAAATTTTTAGAAGATACCCTGACATAAATTTAATGCCTGGAAATAACAGAATGGATGCAGGATCTAGTGCAGCATACCTTGCAGCATTTCATGGAGCTAAAAACGTATTCCTTTTTGGATATGACGGGCAACCAGATCCAGATGAAATAAATAGCATTTATCTTAATACAGAACATTATCCAAAAACAGGAGATGAAGGATTTGATCAAAAATGGATTAAATATCTTTATAATGTTATTGAAGCCTATCCAGAAGTTAAATTTTATAGAGTAACACCTAAAGTAGAAGACAACTATAGAAAATTGTTAACTTTACCTAACTACTATCCTGTTAACTTCAGACAATTCATTAGTCTCGCTGATCTCTAATAATTCTATTACATTTTCTATTTTAGTTAATAATTCGTGATTTTTTAAACTACTATACAGTGCAGGGTGCAATGGTTTTGGATAGTTTTTAATACTGCTCCATGCATATCCACTATGTTCGTTGTTTAATATAGGTACAAATTCGTTGTCTACTAAACAAATAAACGTATGAAATTCAAACATTCTATCTGGACTAACGTATAAATCAATTGGTATTGTTTTTCTTATAATTGGAAGAAATCCAATTTCCTCTTGAATTTCTCTACTTAAACTTTGTACAATGCTTTCGTTGTGTTCTGATCTACCACCTACTGTTGCCCAGGTGTTAGTATAAGTATCGTCGCTTCTCATTAAAAATAAAAATCTTTTTGTTTTCATTGAAAGAAAAAGAACGCCGCTTGCTTTTACATATTTTTTAATATTTTTTTTAGTCATAATTTAATTAAAATACTAGGCTCCAGGTGCCTGCAGGATATTCACCTTCCCAACTTTTAACCCAGTTAGTTTTATTCCATTTATATTGTACACCTGTTTTTAAGTTGGTAACATATTCAAATATTTCGCTGTCTTTTGCGTTCCATGCAACTACCCATTCGTTGCCGTTGTATTCTACAATATCGTATTCTTTGGCAATAAGATATTTAGATCCAGTTGCCCATGCAGTTGCATTGTTGGGGATGTCTTCGAGTAGCAAATATCGGTGTCCAGTTGACGCATCAGGCAATCCTCCGGTTCCTGGGCCACTTCTAGTAGGATCGATAATTGCATCAATCGGTCTTAGGCTGTTTGATGGTACAGTATCCTCGTCAACTTCAAACGTTAATATTGTAGGGTCGCTAGCATGAAAACTAACAGTGCCAACAATTTCGCTAATAGTGTCAGGATTATCTTTTCTTAATTTAAGTTGTGTGATACCATTTTTTAATTCACCGAATGTTGAAACGTACGGCATCCATTGTGTATTTTTTATAGTTTCTTCTAGTGTTGTTTCGTCGCTAGGATTAGTAATACCTCCGCTTTGATATATACTTGCTTGTCCGTTTAGTATTAACAAGTTATGTCCTGTTGGTGTAGTATAGATTCTATTAGACATTAAGTTTCCAGAGTCAATTATATCTGAATTAACTTCTCCTGTTGAACTATTATATAAACTTGTTATAATACTATGAATAACTCCTAGTTTTTTAAGTTTACTAGGGGGGTTAATCCAAATTGGACAACTAAAACTTAGTGTCGCAACATCAAGAACATCCTCAGGATTGCCTGCCGGAACACTACGGCTACTATAGTTTACGTTTTCTAATTTCATGTAACTTAAACTACTCCAGTCAATGTAATTATCTGTGCTTTGAATTTCAAAATCGGGATTAAACAAAACTAAAATCTGTTCTAGTAGTTGTAGTTTTTGTTCTGTGCTACTAGTCCAGATATCTACATTAAATTGTAAATCGTATGGAACTGGCATATATCTCTCAACAGTAAATGCATTACCAGGAGCATTATAATATTCGCCAGTGTCTTTGTTGTATTTCTTATGTCTAAGATTTAACTTATCAACAAAACTTGGATCTTGCATCCTATCCTGTTTATAATCTAACCCAGTTAGATATACACTCATTGCTGGAACATTTAACATAGTGTTTTCACTATTATTTCTTAGTATACTAGCAACCATCTTATCTCCGGTTGCATATGTTACCGGGACCCGACGATATATTGGGTTGTTGCTACTATCTTCACCAAATTCGACTTCAAAATAACTAAACACAGTAACAATTTGTGTTATAAATCTTCTAATCTGTTTATCGTAGTAAAATTGTGCCATTAGTTATCTGCTTTCGGTTTAATTGCATCACTTAAACGTTGTCTACTTATAAAAGTTTGTCCGTCGTTGGTGTTAAACTCACCATCGTTATTTCTAAACGATCCTAATAGTGTTTCGTTGCTATCGTTTCTATAACTTGCTCTAAGATTATCTTCAACTTTAACCCATTTTGTTCCGCTATATCTAAATAAACGGTTAGGAGTAAAGTCTAGTCTAAGAGCATAGTCGCCTTCAAGTGGATCGCTCGGAAAACTAGTACCAGACTTAATAGGCATAGAATTTGGAGGGGATGTTGTATCTCCTATTAAATACCCTGATTGTGCACGATGTTCAGGAGTTAAAAAATCTAAATCAGCAGTGTATTTTCCACTGTCAGTTGTAACTACACTATCGTCGGCAGTTGGAACATCATAGAAGTTAACTGTACGGTCTTTGTTTGTGGGTGTAGTATAATATTCACTAACATCATAGCCACTAGCAGGGACTTCTTCAATTGCCTCTTCAATAATAGCATCGTTAATGTTAATATACTTGTCGTAAGTTTGTAGTAGTTCTCCAATTGGATTGTCAGTTTCTTCGTCAGATATATTTTTAATAATATCGTTATATTCTCGACTGTCGACTAATGGAGTTGCTTTTATCCTCCACAGATGTGGCCACCATGTAGGGCTATAACCTTCGGCAGCACGACTTGCATCTTGTACTACATAATATTTTTTTAATCCAACAGGTATATCCTCGTCGAGAGGAAAGTCATCACGTAAATGCGGCAATTCTACTACATCTCCGCTCATAAGTTTTCTTCCCAGACGTTCGATCATATCTGTTAAATGAAAAGTAATAAACAATGTATCATTTTGTAAAAATAATCCAAACTGACTTAAATCAAAGTCTGTATCATTTACATTATAATGACCCCTAAGTTCGAAAATATCTTGATCGTACTTTCTATCTCTGTTTTCTAAGAATAGCAAGTCTTGAATATTTTGCTCACTCTGCGTTTCGTAATGAGGAGCAGCCGCAGATTCTTCTCCGGTATTATCGGATCCTAAGTATTTGTGAATGTTGATACAAGTTCCACCAATGGTGAATTGTTCTCTAGCAC